ATCATGGCGACCCTACGCGACCAGGCCCTATGCGACCCTATGCGACCGTATTTATTCACAATATGTTTGCACTTTCAGTTAATAATCACTATATTCGTCTATAAAACAAATGCATATGAAAGACAAAGACTACCTACATTCAGACCTCTTGAGCAAGAAATGCAACAACGAGGTTTTTCAGCAAACTTACGAGGTTGTGCGACAATTATCTTGGGAAATGCTCAAGGTATATAGTTCTGCCGTAGACCTCAGCCCAAGACAACGTGAGGAATACTTAGACGTATTTACACCCTACGTTGCAAAACACGTGGTTGACCTCGTAAATTTAACCATTGACAAGTTTGAGAAATGATTGATTTTGAAGAGTTAGGAGACGCCCTAAGACCAACGAATATATCTGAGTACCACCAAGCGCGTATAAAGGCATTAGAGGGCGCCTATGAAGAGAATTTGGAGTTTCTGAAGGTTGTTCGTGCGACCATGAAGAAGATATACATACACATGTATCACAACCAAGGGAAATTGCGAGAAACCGCAATCGATTGGGACAATGTTCAATTGATAATTAATAAACTTGATGATATATTAAACAATGAGTAGAAGAGCGCTATTGGTAAAGGATGTAATTGTACGCAAGTTGATGTGCGAGTACCCATTTTTCAGTATTGGTAATTGCTATTATTACAAGCGTATTTGCATCGACACAACACCTCGTCAAGAGGATATTTTTGACACGTCTACAGACCTCTGGAGGCCTTTAAACCTGCATGAATTAGAGATGATAATAAACGAGGGCTTGGAAAAAACAAACAAGTACCTGGTCATCAAAAATGCGCGAATTGAACTCGAAGAAAATCGAAGGGATTTTCACATTGCTACCATCAAGAGAAACGAGAAGGATAAGACTAAGTATTTTAAGAAAGCGATTGAAGCTGTCAATAAACTTAGGTCTATGATAGGATATTAACCACTTGGTTACTATATTTGTTAATAATCTAATTTAATCACAATGAAAACAGAAAGATTGAAGGAGTTGTACCTAAAGTACGAACTCACAAAAGACGATGTGTTCAAGCATCAACACTATGTAATCATTACTCGTTCGGGTATTGATAAGATTCAAGCAAAAGAAAAGATTGACATTCACTACGATGTCATCAACTGCGAGTCTACGTTTTGTGTAATCAAAGCAAACGCTAGTGCAAATAACGGCACTAAGATTCAGACATTCGGCTCTGCGCTGAAGGGTTCTAATCATAGAGACGGGAACTGCAATACTTGGTATGTAATGGAGATGGCTGAGAAGCGCGCTATGAGCCGTGCTGTTCTTAAACTCACGGGTTTCTACGAACTCGGTGTGTTTGGTGAAGATGAAAGCGAAGACTTCAAAAAAGAGAAGACATGGCAGAAGTAAATCACTCAGAAATCATTGCTCGTCTTCAAGATGACAATGAGTACTACGGAGAATACGGCTCGCAGTTTCTGCATAACAGCGACATCTACAAACTGCTCAACGACCCATCTCAGTATGGTGTTAAGCAAGAAGATACACTTCCTATGCTTATAGGTAGAGCGTTTCACGAAATGGTACTGTTCAACAATCACAACCAACCATACATTGACGCTTCAACAAGGTCTACTAAGATATACAAGACTGAAGTCGAAGAGTATGGTGAGGACATCGTTCTATTGAAGAAGGAATACGAGCAGGTCGTAGACCTCAAGAAGACTGCTGTAAACCACCACCTGATAAAAGAGGTGTTGTCTGCCAAGAACATACAGAAGGAAGTTCCAAACGTTGGATACTTGACCAGCAACGAATTGATGTGGGCATGTAAGGCTGATATACTTACGGACGACTACGTCTACGACCTCAAGACAACTTCGAGTTTGTCTGGATTTAGAAACAGCGCTAGGAACTACAATTACGATAGTCAAGCATACATATACTCTACGATGTTTCAGAAGCCAATGCGCTTCTTAGTTGTGGAGAAGGGAACTGGGTGTATAGGATTGTTCGATACAAGTGATGAGGCATACCACCGTGGTCGCGAAAAGGTCGAGCAAGCCGAAGAGGTATATTTAAAATACTTCAAGAACAATGAGGACGATGTTTCAAATTACTACAAGTATGGAGAAATATAGTTCTAAAGGAAAGATGCGGTCTGGCATCGCATGGTCAATAACATTACTAATTTTTATTTTAACACTATGTCATCTTTAATCAAGGCGTCAATCAAGGCGTCAGAACTCAAGAAAATCTCTGCCGATAAAATCATCAAGGGCGAGAAGGATACCTACATTCCAATCACTATCTCTGTAGACGATGAGTCAAGGTACGGTCAAAACGTATCCATCTACATCGAGCAGAGTAAAGAAGAGCGTGAGCAGAAAGCACCACGCCACTACATTGCTAACGGCTCAGTTATATGGACTGACGGTAGCATTGTAAAAGGTCAGCGAGAAGAGCAAGGCGCGACTCAGAAGAAATCTGCCGCACCTTCATACGACTCTCTCGGAGACGACCTACCGTTTTAATTAATGCCCCGAAAGCTGCACACCCGAGTGAGTAGGGGCTTATTTTCCACAACATGAAAGCAATTGTAATACATAACATCGCGCAAGCCGTAGCGGAATACTACGACATGACGATTGAGAAACTATTTGAGAACACCAGGAAACGTACAGTTACTGATAAGAGGGCTATATTTCATTTCCTTTGCCACAAACACACCGACCTCAGCTTACAGCAGATTGGGAACTTCTCGGAGGTGTACGGCAGAAAGCCATACAACCACGCTACGGTCATACACAACATAAAGAAGTGTAGGACATTAGTTAAAGTAGATAAGCGCTTTAGCATCGACCTATTGCACCTTGACGCCTATGTGACCAAGAACATCATAGTCAAGAAAGAAAAAGAAGTTTTAATAAATCAGAACATACAACTAATGCTCGAGCGTTGGTTTGAATCCGAGAGCCGTGAATACCTAGAATGTTTGTCTGATATCGCAGAAATACTACATTCGCAACAAGATTTAAATGTAGTGCGTAAATGGATTGATACTTATGAAGGGATTTATCAAACTGCATAGGCAGATAATGGAATGGGAATGGTATCAAGATGCTAATACAAAGTCAGTATTTATACACCTACTTCTTAATGCTTGTTACGATGAATGTCGATTCATGGGTCAATCCGTGGAGAGGGGTCAGTACATGACCTCATTGTCCAGGCTAGCAAGAGATTTAAACCTCAGCGTTAGGCAGGTAAGGACAGCACTATCTCGATTAGAAAAGACCGGAGAAATCGACACGCAGGCGACAAACAAATCAACACTCGTAACTATCTGTAACTACGGTAGTTATCAGATTGACGAGAAGAAGGTTAAGAAGAAATCGACAAGCAAGCGACAAGCAGTCGACACGCAAGTGACAGACATAAGTAAGAAGGAAATAAAACAAGAAGAAAAGAATAATACATACTTAGAGAAGGTATTGAAAGAAGAGATTTGGGTGACCCAAGTAGCCATGCAATACCACACTAAACTAGGTGTTATAAAAAATTCTCTTGAGCGTTTTACAAATCACCTCAACATCACACAAGACAACAAGCGTTCTGTTAGGGATTTTAAAACACACTTCGTAAATTGGCTGAAGTACAACCTAGATGAAACTAGTCCGAGCATCGACACTTACAAATGGAAGTGGAAAGGACAAGCAATGAAAACGGGAAGCAAAGAAGATTATGAACGAGACAAGGCCGTGTTTGACAAGCCAGGCTTTGACTTTCAAACATTTATTTGATGGAGCTAAATGGATTTGAGATAGACGAATTCAATATCTACGGAATAGACACTAAGGCAAAGCAATCTACCTGCCCGAAGTGTTCACACAATCGCAAGAAGAAGACTCAAAAATGCCTGATGCTCGATTGGGAGCGAGGCTTAGGGACTTGCCAACACTGTGGCGAAGTCATACAACTGCACACCTACAAGAAGGCATCGACGGGAATTCAGTACGCTGTACCACCAAAGAAAGAAGAAAGCATTTCAGAGGCTGTTCTTAAATACTTTGAGGGCAGGGGTATATCAAAGCAGACTATAGTATCATTTGGTATTACAAATGGAAGGGAATTCATGCCTCAGGTAGGCGAGGAAGTCAACGTAATTAAATTCAACTACTACGTCAACGGTGTCTTGATTAACATCAAGTATCGAGACGGTAGAAAAAACTTCAAGATGTTTAAGGGCGCACAAAAGACGTTCTACAACATCGATGCTATCGCAGGTAAGGATACATGTGTTATTGTTGAAGGAGAGGTCGATGCTTTGTCTTATCATGAGGCAGGTATACACAACGTAGTAAGTGTTCCCAACGGCTTCAATGCGACCGGGCAAATCAACCTTGATTACCTCACAGATTTCTACGGATACTTTGAAGACAAGGATAAGATATACCTCGCTGTAGATAACGATGACGCTGGAGAGAATGGTAAGCGTGAACTGATAAGAAGATTTGGTTCAGACAAGGTCTTCATTGTTGACCTTGAGGACTGTAAGGACGCAAACGAGTACCTAATCAAGTACGGAAAAGAGAAGTTAGCAGACACCATATCTAAATCATCACCATGCCCTATTGAGAATGTCATGCGTGTTTACGATATGGAAGCACAACTTGACAACTTCTATAAAAACGGTGTTCAGAATGGGTATAAGATAGGTATTCCAGATTGGGACAACATCTTCTCGACGTATACGAAGCAGTTCATAGTAGTCACGGGATTCCCATCAAGCGGTAAGAGTGATTGGGTTGACCAAATGACGGTGGGATACAACATGATGTATGGATGGAAGACGGCATACGCTTCTACAGAGAACTACCCTCAATACCTACATGTAGATAAACTCATACGAAAACTGTACGGAAGGACACCGAAGTATGAGGAAACTAAAAAGCAAGCATGGAAGCAGTGCGTGAACCATATCAATGAGAATTTTTTCTTCATCGACTATGAAGATGGGTTTGATTTGGATAAGGTTCTGAAGAAAGGAGAAGAATTGGTAAGAAGAATGGGTATAAGATGCCTTGTGATAGACCCCTTCAACAAGGTGCGCGACAAGGGGAATCTGAACCTATCCATCACCGACTACACAAATATCTATCTCAATAAAATAGATGCTTTCTGTAAGAAGATGGATGTTCTTGTTATCTTAGTAGCACACCCCACCAAACCTCAAAACGACAAAGGCAAACTGATTGAGCCTACTTTCTATGATGTAAAGGGAGGTGGTGAGTTCTACGACATGTCTCCGCACGGAATTCTTGTGCATCGTGACTACGAAGAAGGCACGGTCAAGTTAAAGGTGCTGAAGGTCAAGTTTGCCAACTTAGGTGAAAACCAAGCGCATACAAACTTCTATTACAATGTCAATAATGGAAGGTACACACGCATTGACGCAGGTCAGCCTAAGTGGGATAATGATAATTGGATGGAAGAAAAACAAAATCCATACGAACAAACAAAACTGCTAGATAGTGAATTTGCAAACCTAAACGACGCGTTCTAATGAGCTTAATAAGAGACCCTCGAGAAGTAGTAAAGGCAATAGACTTCACCGGAGTACAAAACGGAAACATACACCCCACTGACATCGATTGTGTATTGGAGTTTGATAATGACATTCTAATATTAATTGAAACAAAAAAGATGGGAAACGCCATACCAACGGGGCAACGATTACTTCTTGAGCGTCTCATAGATAGCTGGCATACTGAACACGGTATAGCAATGAGAGTGGATTACACCGATGAACTTATTGGTGCTACATCCATACCTCTACACCGATGTGTCGTTGGAGCGTATTATGTGCATGGAAAGTGGCACGAGCCAAGAATAACAAAGAAACTAGTAGAGTTTATTAACCTCATAGGAGAAAAATGGCAAAATGAAAAATGTAGATTCTGATTATATCAGCTTCGTAGAAGCAACGCAGTTATGTTTTCGTAACCGCATATACATCTATCGCGTGCCGATAGGTTTAGATTCAATGAAAATAGAAATTGACTACGATGGTCGCAAAAAACTAGGCACTGAGGTGTACAAGTGGAAGACCGACCAACAAAAAATGTCAGACAGAGTACACGAGCTTTATGTATCAATTGCAAGACAAATACGAGATAGGGAACAAGACCTATAATTACGACCCAAACACACTAAGATTTCATTATCACTCGTTCACAATCATGAGTGATGAGGAATTCATGGAAAACATATTCTCTGTTTTACACTTCGCTTGTTTCGTGTCTTTTGTGAAAAAACTAAGCCATATAGATACGTTGTCAGACCAAGGGATTATACACGAGTTAGTTCACCTGGGGAACAACGGAACAAAAAAATTCACAAATCTGTCAATTGTTCGTGAAAAATTCGAAGAATTATTTGGAGATATCCCGGATACTTTCGATATTCATGCCAAATATCCAGACGAAAGTGGACAAAAAAATAGAGAGCGTAGTAGAGTTTAACAAAGCGTTTAACATAATTCGCAGTAACAAACCTACGCTTATTAACGAATCAGAATATAATTTACGTCATAAGTTAATGACCGAGGAACTCACGGAGTATCTCGATGCGTGCAAGAGTGACGATTTACTAGAGGTTTGCGATGCTATCGTAGACCTCTTGTACGTTTTAAATGGTATGGTTGTCGCTCACGGGCTTCAAGATATCATTGAAGACATGTTCGATGAGGTTCATCGCTCCAACATGAGTAAACTAGAGAACGGTAAGCCGCTCTATCGCTCGGATGGTAAAGTAATGAAAGGCTCGGAATATTTTAAACCCAATCTAATTAAATACTTGTAATGAGTAACGTGAATGATTTTATTGATGATGTTATGTCATCAAAATTGTGTAACAAGCATAAGAAAGAAAAGCTATTAGAATACGATACGAAGATGTACTGCTATTTGGGTACTGATTCTACGAAAGCAGAGAGAGAAGCTGTAAAGAAGAACTCAAAAGCAATCTATCGTGCTATAGCAAAGTTTGACCCCAAATTAGGGAAGAACTTTTTATGGTATTTAGATTAAAATGTCCACTCAGAACCGCCTTAACTATTTAAATCAAACATTTGAAAAAATACACCAAAAGCTAGACGACGCTTTTGAAGAGATTCTTGACGGTGATTTCGAGGAAGGACAGAATACGCTGAACTCAATAATATATGATGTTCGCGACCTCAAAAAAACAATGAAACCGTAATGAAAAAGAGAGTCAGAGTAAGTGAGCATGAAGCACGTGCTTTTAAAATAGACGTCACTAATTACCACAAAGAAAAACACAGAGAAAGGTGCTACAAAGTAGCCCTGAATGAAGAGCAATTAGTCGAGCTCAATAAAATGAGAAACGAAGGCATTGCTAACTACTGCAGCGCCAGGGGTATCGACTTCTCATCTGTAATAGAATACTGGGACAAGACCAAAGAGTATTCAGTTCGCATACGACCTCAGCAAATTCAAATGCAAAGCATTGGAGAGGCGCTCATCGAAGAGATGCAGCAGTACTCGCCAGTATATCCAGAGGTTACAAGAGAAAGGGTAGCAGACCCTCATTTATTAGTAATAGACCCAGCAGACGTACACATAGGAAAACTGGCAACAGCATTTGAAAGTGGTGAAGACTACAATTCAGAAATTGCCGTTCAGAGAGTACGAGATGGGGTACAAGGTATACTCGACAAGTCTTACGGATTCAATATAGATAAGATTATACTTGTTGTAGGTAACGATATTCTACATATCGACACACCTAAGAGAACAACAACATCTGGAACACCACAAGACACTGATGGAATGTGGTATGAAAACTTCCTGAAAGCAAAAAATATATACGTTGAGGTAATCGAAAAGCTAATGCAGGTAGCCGATGTGCACGTCATGTACAATCCATCGAACCACGACTATACAAATGGATTCTTCTTGGCTGATGTGATTAAGAGTTGGTTTAGACACTCTGAAAACGTAACGTTTGACGTTAGTATATCTCACAGAAAATACTATAAATACGGAAAGAATTTAATCGGAAGTACTCATGGCGATGGTGCTAAGTTCGCTGACCTGCCCTTACTAATGGCTGTAGAGGCAAAGGTAATGTGGGGAATGACAAGACACCGTTACATGTATACACACCATGTGCATCATAAAACAAGTAAGGATTTCGCAGGAGTTACAGTAGAATCTTTACGTAGTCCAAGCGGAACAGACTCT